ACCAAGTTGTTTGCCGCTGGCGAGATCGACGTGCTCAAAAACGAAGTCAAGGACAAGGATCTCCAAGCCTTGATGCTGGCGGTCATCACCGACGACGCCGAACCGATCGACCCAAAAGCCTGAGCGCGGAACTTCGCAAAGACAACTGGCTCATGCTCCAATTTGGCGTCGCCAAGGAGCTGGGCCTAACGCTTAGCGAAGTACGCAACCGCATGACAGCCGAAGAGCTAATCGGCTGGAGCGCCTACTTCCAGATAATCAACGAGGACCAACAAAAGGAAATCGACAAAGCCAAACGCCGCCGCTAGCCCCGGCGGCTTTTTACTGCGTAAACTGAAGTACCGGAAGTGATGCAGCGCCGTGGCCTACAGAGCCGATATTGAGATCGCGGTAAAGGGCGCTCGCCAGCTTAGGGAACTGCAGGATCAAATTAAAACCACCGGAATTAAAATTTCCGTTCTTAACGATAACCTGAATGCTTCGGGAAGATTACTATCAAAAACTTTTAATTCCGTAAAAACTGTTGTAGCAGAGGCCGCTAAAAATTTTGATGAAGCGGCACTTGGAACAAGTAAAGCTGTAACGGCTGCCCGCGAGTATTACCAGGCTAGTAAAGTTTTAAATAATGCTCTACGTGAAAGAGCCAGACTATTAGACGACATCGAAAAGGCCGAGAGAGGCGTTATCCTTGCAAACATACGAGCGTCCCAAGCAGCTCGTAAGGCCTCAGGTTTTGGCGCATTCAGTGCCGATATTGACGTACCAACTCAAAAAGCAATACGCAGAAATAAAGAAAAAAGAGAACGTATACAAGCAGCAGCGGAAACAGCAGCACAAATAGATAAATTAAACACCAGTCAGCAGGAGTTTATTACGCGTACGAATGCTGCCGCACAAGCGGCTGCCCGTCAAACGGCTGAGTTTTATAGGCAAGCACGGGCAGCTAAAGAGGTAGCAAAAATAAACGCCGCCGCTGGACCAGCACAGCTGTTACTACCGGCAGCAACTCCCGGCTCACCGGCAATGAGCGGCGGAGCCCGTCGCCGAATTACAGGTCAAGTAGAACGTCTTGGAGGCGCTCGTACAAAAGATGAGGCAGAGATTGCACTCCGCCTTGCTGAAAACATAAAACAACAAGTACGGCCTTTAAGTCAGGTTGAAGCGTTGTATGCAGGCATAGCCACCGAAGCGGCAAAACTACAGAGCATAAAAGCGCTTCCCAGTTCTCAAATGCTTAATGCGACTGCGCGTGGCCTGCAGCAGATTAAGACAGGGCAGGATAAATACAACGCTGAACTAGCTGAAAGTCAAGAACGATTAAACACATTAAATCGACTAGAAGAAACTAGAGTAAGACGCGCTAAAAAACTGCGTGACATTGCTACATATTACGAAACTGGCGGTACGTCAGCTCCTATTTCTGGAACAGGTGGTACAGGTATTCGCGTTCCTGGCGGAGGATCTAGGAGAAGCGGTGGCCGAAGAGGTCCAGGTCGTTTAGCCAACGTTGCCCTTGGCGCCGGCTTTCCGCTGCTATTTGGCGGCGGCCCTGGCGCAGTTCTTGGTGGTGCAGCTGGCGGTCTTGTTGGCGGCCCAGCCGGCTTTGCTGCTCAGATTGCGTTGAGCGCTATCGGCACTCAATTAGACAAATTTGCACAACAAGCTATTGAAATGGGAACTGCCATCAACTCAACGGCGGGCGCCCTTGAACTGATGCGTGAAAAGTCGCTGTTTAGCAGCGAGGCTGTATCAGAGCGGGCTTATCAACTAGAAGAACAGGGCAAGGTTGAAGAGCTTGCAGCACTCCTTACAGAAGATTTGGCACGGGCTGTGGGTAATGAAGGAGTCAGAGCACTACAGGATTTAGGTGCTGAAACAACCGAAACAACACGGCTGTGGAGTTTACTGACGGCCCAGTTGAACGTTTTAATCGCTGGCCCACTTACATCATTTCTGCAACTTGTAAATCAGGTTTTAGGTGAGATAACTGCTGGACAACAAATAGCATCGCTGAAAAAAGATCTAGCACCGGCAGACTTAAAACGTTTACAACAAAGAGAACGCGAACTTGGCACTGTTAAAGGCGGTCGAATTGCTTCAGAACTAGGTACTGAAAGCATTGTACTTACCCCTGAAGCGCAGCAAAAAATATTAAAAGAGTTCGGCGGTTTACGTAAAACTATTCCTTCAATACCAATTACTCAGCAGGACAGAAGAGATATTACAGCGCCTAAACCTAAAAAAGATAGAGCTGCTGCAGACGCTGCACGCGAAGCAGAGCGTGTCGCCAAGGCACTTATCCAGCAGCGAGCTATAACACTTGAAATCCAGCGCCAGAGCGAGTTTTCTGGAAAGATCGCTGCAGCTGAGCTGGCTAAAGATCCTGTACTAGCTCGAAGAATACAAGAGCAGCAAGAACTTGCCGAACTCGGCGTCCAAACCGCAAAGCAGCTGGAGCTTGAGAAGAATAGCTCCGTACAACTGGCAATCGCCCGGACTGCACAGGCTAAGGCAGACCTTATCCGTAAAAAGACAGCTCAGGACATTGCCAAAACTGAACAGGAGCGCCAAGAAAAATTCGCCGACGTTCTTGCCGGGTTGGAATATCAAATTGAATACGAGAATGCCGTAACACGCGAAAAACGTAACCAGCTGGAGCTTGATGAAAAAGCCAGAAGATTAAAGAAAGATGGTTTTACGCCTGCAGAAATTGATACTCTTATAGGTTTTGAGAAAACTGTTCAGAAGCAACGGGAGCCACTGGCAAAGTTTATTGCAGATTCAGAAAAACAGCTAAAAGATCTTCAGCAGGTAGCTGTAGACGTATCTCAAGGCATTGGCAATGCCCTTGCCAATTCGATGAGTCAAGGGATTGTCGGTCTGATTGAGGGCACCAAAACTGCCCAGCAAATATTCGCTGACTTCCTCAAGAGCGTCGGTGACGTTCTTATTCAACAAGGCACCCGCATGATTGCGATGTATATCGCTATCGGCATCGCCAAAGCGTTTGCGGGCTTGGGTGAAAAAAGCGGTGGTTCAGAAACCGATGCCGAATTTATGAAACGAACGGCCAATTTAGACCTTGTTGGCGATTTGTATAAAGGCAACGTAGAAGCTCCCAAGTTTGCCGACGGGGGCTTTGTCACCGGCCCGACCAGCGCTGTTGTCGGCGAAGGCGGCGAGCCCGAGTACATCATCCCCGCCAGCAAGATGCGTGGCGCCATGAGTCGTTATGCAGCTGGCGCCCGTGGTTCCAGTGTGATCCCCGGAAGCGGCGAGCAAGCAGCAGGCGGCATGGGCGGCGACACTGCAAATGCTGCACCAATCGACGTTCGCTACACCGTGGAGCGCATCAACAGCGTGGATTACGTCACCGCCGATCAGTTCCGCGCAGGTATGGCGCAAGCTGCACAACAAGGTGCAACACAAGGCGAGCGCCGTGCACTTCGCACGCTACAAAATAGTGCCGCAACCCGCGGGAGGATTGGCGTCTAATGGAATTTGCTTACGGCAACTTTTTGTCACTCGGTCCATCGGGCGATATTGACCGCTACCGCTTTCAAAACTACGCAATCAACGAAAGCGTGAATGGCCACCTGTTTTTACCGTTCGCTTTTTCCGGCGCGGTTGCAACACTGCAGGGGGACAACCTTGATGCTGCCTTGCAGTTTCCCAACATCCCGCTTACGCGCAGTTGGGCGACAGATGCGCTGAACAACCTCTGGGTCGCTAAAACCACGACAGTCCTTTGGAATACAACGACAAAAGCGATCGAGCGCACGTTGTACGAGTACTGGGGTTGCTGTGCGTCTGGCGGCTGGAACGAAACCGGGCTAGAGGTACAGCTAAATAGCCTGTTGGACGCGGTTAGCGGCAACATCCCAGGGCGCAGACTCCACCTTGACCAAGTTGGCAACATCCCATTTACAGCGCAGATCAGTGTGTGAGCATCTGATCGGTAGGCAGTACGTCTACGGCGACACCGATTGCATCCACTTGGTCATTGACGCGCTGGTTGCAATGGACAAAAACCCGCCTGAGGTCAATCCGGCTTGGTACACGATGACCCCACGCCAAGTACTGACCGAGCTTGATCAATACTGTGTTGCCCTTGACGCTCCGGCCTACGATGGTGACATCGCATTGCTGGCGTCGGTTCCACCGACTTTTGGTGTCGCATGGCAGAACGGAATCCTTTACATCAACCGTCTGACCAACAGCGTGGATTGGAAGCCGGCATCAACTCTTACGATCCGCCGCTCCTACCGTATGAAGTCGCGCTAATTGAAGCGCTGGGCTGTAGCGAACGGGAATACCGCGAGTTCATCCGCCACGCTGAGTTACGGGCTCGTGTGCGACCTGCTGAGTACGCACATATCCCAGAAATTGAGAATGATGCTGGCTTAACAGTAGCCATTGTCAGCCTTGTTTTAGGCGTGGCCTCAACGATCGCAAGCATCCTGCTGGCACCAAAAGCACCGACACTGGCTGTTGAGGCAAATGCTAAATCAGCAGAGAAAATCAAAGGCAAAAGACTTGCCGATCAGATCGGACCAACACGTTTTAATCAGACCACCAGCTTCGACAATGTTGCCAGTCTTGCTGAGCTTGGGCAGGTAATTCCGGTGCCCTTTGGTCGCCCTGGAACAGGCAGTGATGGGCTACTGACAGGCGGCCTGACTATTGCCCCATCTCTGGTTTGGAGCCGGTGTTTCAGCAAGGGCAGTTATCAAGTATTTGAGGGTTTATATGTTGTTGGTCAAGCGGGCATGGATGCGCCTGAGATCGCTGGCGTTCGTGTCGGCACCGTCGCATTAAACAGTGTTGACGTGCGCGATTATGCGCTTTACTGGTCATCCCAAACGGGTGAAAATTTCCCTAATACCAAGATTGCTGGCACGGAACCATCTGGGCGTGATGTATTTACCGCGCCTTCAAGTAGTGGCGAGGACAGATATGGCTTTTCGATGGCCTATAACCCGACCAGCAAGACGCAATTTGGCACTTCAACGCCAATTCACAATGGCACGGGTTACCGCTTTAACTGGGAAATCATTAGCGCCCCGATAGCGGCTACCCGCGATGACGGTGTTGCTAGAGCCGACGCAAAAGCACGTCGTCGCAAGATTGCCGGCAAAGGTGGTGATGTAATTGAAAACGCTGCGCTACCCGAACGCCGAGGCCAGCCTGGTGTGGGGCGCGAGTATTCCCGCAAGATGGGGATCACAACGTATAACGGCAGCCGTCAACAATATCGTCGCGTAATTAATTCTGTTTCTGTTGACGACACATGCGTATTTGAAATCAACGGTGGAAATTGGAAAGCTTTTGCGGAAACTAACTTCTTCATCAACGGCGACTTTGACACGGAAGTAAATCTGGAAGATCTGGATGCGTCCGCAGATTCTTGGCGCATTCGAGCTACGGACTTACTGACGCTGGGCTCTAAGTGGGTCATCGGCAATTGTGTTTGGGTCGTTGAAAAACGCAGTAAGACGTTGTGGAAGCCTGGTGAAAATATGGAGATCACGCTGCGTTGCACGGAGGTGCTCGGCGTGTCATCGCTTGGACTGACTGGCTATCAAACTCTTACCGACAATCTTGCTGGTTATGACGGGGATTTCTTCGATAGCAGAACCCGCATTGGCCCAGGCTGGTGGAACCTCTGTGCGTTTAATGATGCACTGGTGCGTCCAGTAAGGCGTGATGCCCGTGCAATCGAGATTGGAATTCGCTCGCAGGTGTGGAACCGCGCCAGTGGGCTGTGCAACTTTAATGCTGTTCCTACTCCTTACAAACTTGTCGATTTAGATCAACGGAATATATCGCTCAACACGCCGCGCATGGACAAATACTTTGCGCGTACCTCGTGTTTTTCGATCATGGTGCGCCCCGTTGCTGCGTATGGCGAAGAACAAAAACCGTGGCGACGTATCCCGAAAGTTTTTGTTATCACCGGGCAATCACCAGTGGATCAGTTTAATTACATCCGCATCGAGCCCCAGTCCAGCGACTACTTTGAATATCGCCTTGTACCCAGAAGCGGGACAGATATTTGGATCAATTCCGACGACAATGAGCGCTTCGTGCGCCTAAACGCACAGGCAAACAACGAAATTACGCTTTCTCTTAGTAACGCCTACGGCGGCTTTTTAATAAAAACAACAGGCGAAGACGACGTTAGAAAAGTAGATGTGGCGTCATGCCGTGAGATGTATTCACTCCCAGGTGAGCGCAGCACGGTTGCGACAACATCAGGTCCTGGTGGTGTTTCGTTTGTCCGTTCCTATGGAAACGGTGGCACCAGGGAAAAAGCAAATTCACTCCAGGCATGGCTTACCGAAGTGTTGGGGCAGGCATATGCCGCCGGCAATCGCAACAGGCGTCAGACCGGGAGTTTTGTTTTCACTGGAGGCGGCAGATCCATAACAGTTACTGTGTCTGCTACATCTCGGCCTGTCGCGGAAAACCCTGTCTACATACAGATGACAGGTTCAAACTATAACTGGGATAGCGTTAATTATGAGGTCACGGCTTTTACCGGCAACTGGGGGCGTGGTGACCGCTTTACTTACACTGTGTCGGCGACCGGCATAAACGACATTGCACGCTACTGGAGCTATAGCAGCATGAGCGTTGAATTTGAAATTCCATTTATTACTACAACATATGTTGACTCCGACGGAATTGATATCAGCTCCCGTGCGTTTGAAGACAACACGCAGCTTGTTGATGTAAGTCACTACCTGGAACTTACAAAATCTAACGAGAGCGGTCCAGAACATGAGATCGTTTACGTCAACGAGTTCATACAAAATAAGTCAATACCTACATATTATGACTTGTCGACGATCGGCTTGAGCATCAAGTCTTCTTCCAAGATCTCAAGCATTGGTCAGCTTAGGGCGTGGATGCCAAGCGGTATCAGGGTGCTCAAGGCACTGACACTGGATGAAGGCTTCACAAACCGTTTTGCTGAAATCGTTTATTACCTGCTCACCAACAAAACTCAAGGCGTTGGCAATACCGTTCCCGCCGAACTTGTAGATCTTGAGTCGCTGCAAGCCACGGCTTTGTTCCAGCGTGAAAACAAAATTTTCTTTGACGGCGTACTAGAAGATGTGCAAAACATCCGTTCATTTATTTACGAAAACGCAGCATTGCACCTTTGCAACTTCACAATTAAAAACGGGCGGTTTGGCCTGATTCCTGCAGTCCCATACGAAGCATCCGGCAAGATCAGCACACAACCTATTGCTGTGGAGCAGATCTTTACTGCGGGCAACATCATTGCGGATAGTTTGCAGGTTAATTACATCGACGCCTCACAGCGCACGAATTTCCGCGCCGTAGTGATGTGGCGTGTTACGACGCAAAACGATTTGCCCGCACAATCGTCAGCGTTTTTGAACTGGGCCGATCTTCCTGTTGGCGAACGTGCAACAACACAGCAGACCTTTGATCTGACCGATTTCTGCACCAACCGTGAGCAGGCACTGCTGACCGCACGCTTTTTGATGAGTACCCGCCGCCGTGTAACTCACACCATTAGTTTCAAAACTACCCCCGCTGGACTTGCTATCGAGCCTGGCTCTTACATCCGCGTAATTACTGAATCCACAAGCTATTCAGCCAACAACAACGGTGTCATCACGGACGCTGGAACGTTGGTGGCAGTCAACACCGTTGAGGATGGCACATATTCCGCTCTGGTTTACAACCCGGCCACATCAGAGGTAATCGAGCGGCAAATCACTGTGTCTGGTGGCAGCGTTTCCGACTCGTCCCTGTACGGAACTATCTTCACATTGTTGAGCACTAAAGTCAGTAAGGGCGTTTATCAAATCGACCAGATCACCCTTGACAAAGACGGACTGGTTGACATTTCTGCCGTGCATGTACCTGTAGACGCTCAAGGCGCAAGTATCGTGGTACAAGACATCCTGACGCCAACGCGGTTCATCGTTGCGGAGTAATGGCTTTTCCCGAACTGGCACCAACCGCACGCAGTTTTGACCCAGGTGACTGGCCGAGCAAGCGGTTTTCTTCGCAATCCGGCGCAGAGATCAGGATTCTGTACGGCTCCCAGCGCGTCAACGCCAAGCTAGAGCTGAACTACGACAACATCACAGATGTGGAAGCCGAGGAATTTCTGACTGATTACGACGACCAGCTTGGAACTTTACGCACCTTCGCTTTGCCGACGGGCGTCACAACTGGCACATCTGTGAGCATGGCGGCACCGCCTCAGACAAAGTGGCGTTACGATTCCGCACCGGCTGTGACATCAGTGCGTCTTGGCATTAGCTCCGTTAAAGTGTCACTGGTGGCTGTTGCTTAACGTGTAGACATGGCCAAGGTTTATACCGGACGTGACGGGCGCCTCCTAATTGACGAGGTGGAACAGATCAAGGTGACTAACTGGTCGATGACCGGCAACCTTGAAATGCTGGAAACCACCAGCCTCGGCGAGTCGCAGCGTACTTATGCCCCTGGCGTTCAAGAGTTTAACGGCAATGCAACGTTGCTGTACTACAGCGATAGTGCAGGCCGCAACGACGCAGCAACCGCGCTGAAGAAAGTGCTTCGCATCAGCGGAATTAGCAATGGCGACACGGTTGACATGCGTTTGCGTCTAATAAACGGCAATGTCAACAGTGACGTGCTACTGACTACTTATATAACAAGTGTTAATTTTGGCGCTAGCGTTGGCGAAGTCAGTTCTGCTCAGATTAGCTTCCAAGGCACTGGTGCGTTGTTAGAGGTGACGATCTAATGGGCGTTTACCTTGGTAATGTTGGAAATATTGAAATTAAGCGTCAAGCAATTGAAGGCGTCTTGGAAAGCATTGTCAATCCAAGTGACATCAATTCTCAGCGTAATCGGTTTAGCTTTGATTATGACGAAAGCGTATTAATCAGTGGTGATCGAGTCACAATCAGAACGACAGACGGAACAGATCTTGATTTTGTTGATTCAAGCGGCTGGGCTGATAACACTGTTTATCCAGACGGCAGCTGGTACATTTTTGTTGATGAGCTCGGCGCTATTCGTCTGTATGACAATTTCGACGACAGCCTAGAAGGCAGCGCTGCTGGTCTGATTTCGCTTAACGACATTGCACGCAATATCCCTATTGCAGTTACGGTTGAAAGCAGAGACGAGCGCCTTGTCGCTTCTATTACTGATTATGAATTGAATACAAATCGAGAAACGGTTGATATTACGGCGCTTAGCGATCAGCACCGCCAACAATACAGCAGCCTTATCAGTGGATCTGGCCGTTTAACAGCGCAGTGGGATTATGTAAACGAAAGCAACAGCGAACCTGTCAACTATTTAATGCAGCTTGTATTGCGAACAGAAATTGGCAGCGGTTTCCATGCAAAATTTTATATTAAAAGTCCCAATACGGATGCAGCTGGCGGCAGTTTTTCGGCCACGCAGCTAAACGATTCACTCTGGTGGGAATTTGACGCATTAGTGACCAATAGCGCAACCAGTTTTGCGCCGGGTGACATTGTGGTTTCGACAATTGATTTTGTGGTTACTGGTTCGATCAAACTGCGAGCACGGACAACGGTATCTCGTCGTTTGCTACAAGAAGCCGGTGATCCGATCTTGCTGGAGCAGGGCGATGGCTATCTGTTGCTGGAAGGCGACGAGGCTGCCTAAGATGGGTGCATTGACTAGCTCGTAACGTTGTGGCCGACCTCAGGATCAGCGAACTAGCGGCTCTGGCAAGCGCTGATCTTGCCACAGGTGATTTTCTGGCGGTTGCCGATGTCAGCGCTAGCGACACAAGACGGATAACCGTTACTGGCTTTATAGACAAAGCCGTCACGCTAATTAGTGACGCCACGATTCCTAATGCCAAGATTCTGTTCACCGCCAACACGCTGAATGGTGATGCGCTTGGGAATGGCACTGTCAGTGGGGACAAACTAAGCAATAACACTATTACTGACACAAAATTAGCCAATAATTCCACATGCCAGCTGGTTGCGGCATTGCCAGCTAGCGGTTCGTATGTCGGTCAACTCGCGCTCAATACGAGCAGCGATGTCGCCTACATTTGGAACGGCAGCCAATGGATTGAGTTCAAAGCAGCTGGCTCTGTCAACGAAATCATCGGCAGTTCTGCCGGTGTAGTCAATGTTGTCGTTACCCAAGTTGGCGATAGCGTTACAATTAGCACCACGCTGGATGACACTACAGCGGCATCGCAGTTTCTTGCTGGCCCCACATCGAGCGGCGGTGCAACGACTTATCGCGCCATTGAAGGTGCTGATTTACCAACGGCAACGACAAACACCAAAGGTGCCGTTGTCGTCAACGGTAATGGCTTAACGCTTTCTGGCAATACCATTGCGATTGACAATTCTGTTGAAGCAGAAGCAACTGATTATCACGTTGTTCAATATGACACCAACGGTCTTGTTACTGCTGGTCGTTTAATTCAGTCTGGCGATTTACCCGAAGCGACTGCAGGTGCTACTGGTGTTGTCCGCCCTGGTACAGGACTTGCGGTTGATGTGGCTGGCACACTAAATCACAGCAATGTGATCGTGGGGGGTAGCGGCACCAAAGTTACGTTTGACAGCGAAGGTCACATTACAGCGACAGAAGGACTCGCTGCAGCGGATATTCCTGATCTCAGCGCCGACAAGATCACTACTGGCCAGCTACCGACTGAGCGTATTGCCAATGGTGCGATTACGGGTCCAAAGCTAGCTGCAGCATCTGTCACTAAGATCGGCGGTTCCGCTGATACTGGCGGCATCGTCGTCTTTCCTACGCCTGACTACAGCGGGCAATATTTTTATGACTCGCGGAATGGTGACTTATACCTGTGGGATGGCAACGCATGGCAGCCGATTACCATCACTGCTGGTGAGATTGTTTTTGCTGGTACTTATAGCGCATCGGATAATACTATTGCCACAGTCACAACTGCTGGAACCGCAGCTGGCTTGACGGTCGGTTCTGCATTGCCCGCCGCTGCTAATAGCAATAATCGTTATTACGTTATTGTTAATGACTCCGGCACGGGCACAGCTCCAGCCCCAACAGTTGCACTGCAAGCACCAGACATGTTGCTGTCGGATGGCACGGCATGGACGCTAATTGATGTCTCCAACACAGTTGTTACGCAGCAAGCAGATGGTATCGCTATCACAGCAATTAGTGGCATGTCAGCTACTGACGTGCAGGAAGCGTTGGAGGAGCTGTATACCGAAAAAGCAGACAAAACTGGCGGTGTTTTTACAGGTGATGTCACTCTTGATGGCGCTGATCTGATCTATGACACCGGATCGTTCAACACGACCATTGCAGCAGCCACAGCATCGGCAGCGCGGACGATCACTTATCCCGACGCAAGCGGAACTGTGTTGCTTGCTGGTAATGCAAGCCTTGTAAATGCTGATATTAGTGCATCAGCCGCTATTGCGCACAGCAAGCTGGCTCCGTTGACCGGCGGACAAATTATTGTGGGCAGCAGCGGTAATGTGCCAACTGCAGCCGCAATTACTGGCGATATTACACTTAGTAGTGCCGGTGTTACTGCTATTGCTGCTGGCGCAGTTGTTAACGCCGACATTAGCGCATCAGCGGCAATTAGTTTCAGCAAGTTAGCAACGCTGACCAGCGGCAACATTATTGTTGGCAACGGTAGTAACGTGGCCGCCTCGGTGCCAATGAGCGGCGATGTAGCCATAAATAGCACTGGCGTTACATCAATTGCTGCGGGCGTAATTATTGATGCAGATATCAATGCCTCTGCAGCTATTGCAGGCAGCAAGATTCAGGCAGCAACGACAAGTAACACGGGCACTGTTCAGTTAACTGACAGTACTTCAAGCACTAGCACTACAACAGCGGCAACAGCTAATAGCGTTAAATCTGCGTATGATCTAGCAGATGCGGCTCTACCAAAATCGGGCGGCACAATGACCGGCGGCATTGTTTTTGCAAGCTCTCAAGCCTTCCCAAAAGTCCCGCAAAATGCTAAAACTTCTGCTTATACTTTGATTGCAAGCGACGCAGGCAAACACATATCTATAACAACAGGTGGTGTTGTAATTCCCGCTGGTGTTTTTGGAATAGGTGACGCAGTTAGTATTTACAATAACAGCTCCAGTGATCAAACAATTACTCAAGGAACTTCTGTCACGCTCAGGCAAGCGGGTGCCGCTACAACAGGCAACAGAACGCTTGCTCAATATGGTCTTGTTACTGTATTGTGTGTTGCAACAAATACTTTCGTCATTACAGGCGGAGGTTTGAGCTAATGTCAATCATTCAGTTAATAGTAGGCGAAGGCACTGTCACTCCGGTCATGGAAGGTGGAACAGTGACTACTTCCGGTGGGTATCGGATCCATACTTTTACGAGCACTGGGCAGTTAGTTGTCCCGGCAGATTTTAGTGCGACTGTCGAATACTTAGTTGTTGCAGGTGGTGGTAGCACTGGCGTTTTGCCGACTGCTTATCAAGGAGTTGGCTATTGCACCTATCATGGCGGCGGAGGTGCAGGCGGGATGCGAACGGGTACAACAACCGTCTCTCCAGGGACTTACACCGTAAGTATTGGTGCTGGCGGAGCGCAAGCGACACCCTCTTCTCCGGGAGGTTCCGGTTCCAACGGTTCAGCGTCAAGCGTCTTCGGTATTACTGCCCTCGGCGGGGGTCTAGGCGGAGGATTTGGCGGTGCCGGCGGCAGTGGTGGATCGGGTGGCGGTAGCAGTGGTCAATTATTCGGAGGGTCTGGAACCTCAGGGCAAGGAAACAATGGTGGAGAGGGTTCTTATTTTGGGACTCTTCCTCACACACATGGCGGTGGCGGTGGTGGCGCCGGAGGTGCTGGCGCAAATGCTTCTTACGCGGTCAATGCGTGCATATCTGCGGCTGGTGGTTCCGGCGCTGGAAGTTCAATTCGAGGTAGCTATACCGTTTACGCAACTGGCGGCGCTGGCGGCAGTAGCGCTGGCGGCGCAGTTAATACAGGAAACGGCGGGCACGGAGGTGGCTCCGGCATCGTTGTAGTTCGCTATCTGCTTTAACGTCATGGCGCATTTTGCTGAACTTGATAGCGATAACACCGTGTTACGGGTGTTGGTTGTTGCCAATGCAAAAATTACGGACGAAAGCGGCGTTGAGCAGGAATTTTTAGGCGTGCAATATTTAAGAGAGCTTTTTGGTGCGGATACAAGCTGGGTTCAAACAAGTTACAACTCTAATTTTAGGAAACATTACGCAGTCCCAGGAGGTAAATATTATCCAAACTTAGACGTGTTTTTACCTCCAAAACCATATGCCAGCTGGGGTGTTAACCCCGAAACCCTTGAATGGCAGGCTCCTGTTCCGTATCCGTCAAATTCGAGTCAAATTTATTTTTGGGATGAAGCCAGCAGGTCATGGAAGCTAAATAAGGCGCTTAGTGTCCCCGTCTAACGCACCCCACTAAGACGTAATGCTCGGCTTCACTATCATCACTTGGATTTTTGGTGTGCTACTGGCATACTGCATCGTGGCAATTAACCCACGCGACGACGACTGATGGCCGTTAAGTCCAAAACTGCACTGGGGCGTGTTGAGCACAAGGCTGGGCGCCCCAAAACAACCTCCCAGGGTTACGGGCAACATTCCCGCCCACGTCGTCGCGGAAAGAAAGCCCTGCGTGGTCAAGGTCGCTAAACTTGAAACATGGCTATCTCACCGGGCACTTACAACATCACGCTGCAGCGCCGGGCTGATTACAGCGTCACGCTGCAGTTCAAAGACAGCGGAGGTGTTGCGATCGACCTGAACGGGTGGACTGTGGCTGCCCAAGCGTGGGATAAAGGGCGATCTACAAAATATGCCGATTTTTCGATTACATATTCAGACCGCAGTGCCGGAACAGTTGCAATTTCTTTGACTGATGAGCAAA